CTCCCGAAACGAGGCGAAGAAGGACGGCTGGCGCATCCTGGACAACAACATCGACCACGAGATCAGCAACACGAACATCGCTGGCGGCTCCCTGAAGATGGTGGCCTTGGCGAGCAACCCAGACGCCCAGGACTCCTTTAACTGCAACATCGTCATCGCCGACGAGATACACGCCTACAAGCAGCCGAAGCAGTACAACATCCTCAAAGAGGCGACCAACGCCTACACGAACAAGCTGGTGATCGCGATCTCCACCGCGGGAGACGACGGCACCGGCTTTTGTGCGCAGAGGGTGTCTTACTGCGAGAAGGTGCTCTCCGGCGCGGTGCAGGACGATCAGTATTTCATCTTCATCTGCCGGGCCGACGCCGACGAGGACGGCGTGATCGACTACACGAACCCTCGGGTGCTGGAGATGGCCAACCCCAACTACGGCGTGACCATCCGCCCCGACGACATACTGAACGACGCGCTGCAGGCCCAGAACGACCCGCAGCAGCGCAAGGACTTCTTCGCCAAGCGGATCAACATCTTCACCTCGGCGATGAAGGCCTACTTCGACATCAACGAGTTCAGACGGAGCAACACCCGGGCCGAGGCGGCGCTGGGAATCGGGGCCGACTGGACGCTGGAGCAGAAGCTCAAGCACCTGGCGCGGCTGCGCGTGAAGTGGTACGGCGGCGCGGACCTGTCCAAGCTGCACGACCTGACCGCGGCGGCCCTCCACGGGCAGTACAAGGGCATCGACATCACGATCCCGCACTGCTGGTTCCCGATCGTGGCGGCCGCCGAGAAGGCCGACCACGACAAGATCCCGCTGTTCGGCTGGCAGGACGACGGGTGGCTGGAGATGTGCAACGCGCCGACCAACGACCACGACAGGGTGGTGGCGTGGTTCATCAGGATGCGAGCCATGGGCTTCAACATCGTCCAGGTGGGCCACGACCGGAAATTCTGCCGGGAGTACTTCCTGGCCATGAAAAAGGCCGGCTTCAAGATCATCGACCAGCCCCAGTACTTTTACAAAAAGTCCGAGGGCTTCCGCCACATCGAGGTGGCGGCGAAGAACGACCACCTGTACTACCTGGGCGCGGAGCCCTATGAATATTGCGTCATGAACGTGCGGGCGATCGAAAAGACAGACGACATGATCCAGTACGAGAAGGTGCAGCCGGAGCAGCGTATCGACGTATTCGATGCCGATGTGTTCGCCACGGTGCGCATGCTTGAGGCCATGGAGAAATCCAGCAGGGCCGCGACCTGGTTTGGAAATGAGGTAAAGAACGATGGGTAAACACGTAAAGGCCAAGCGCTACGGGCGCGACGCCCCGCAGAAGCGGTCCACCGTCGGGGTGGCGCTGACTTCGGAGGACGTCTGGAAGATCCTCTGCGCGGACGGCTACAAGCCGATCATGAAGTGCCCGGAGGTGCAGATGTGCATCAACGTGTACGCGAAGCTGATCGGGTCCATGACCATCCGCCTGATGCGAAACACCGACAAGGGCGACATCCGCGAGCGGAACGAGCTCTCCCGGCGGCTGGACATCGAGCCCTCCCGGTATTTGTGCCGGTCGGACTTTATGCACATCCTGGTGCACGCGCTGCTGGAGCGTGGCAATCAGATCACGGTGCCGGTCTACCGGGACGGCTACCTCGACGAGCTGATCCCGCTGCCGCCGGACCAGGTGGCCCTGACGGCCTACGGCCTGGACGACTACCGGATCAGCTACCGCGGGAAGATCTACAGCCCCGACGAGGTGCTCCACTTCCGGCACAACCCCGACCCGAACCAGCCCTGGAACGGCAAGGGCTTCGCGGCGGAGCTGGGCGACGCGGTGAAGAGTCTGCGGCAGTCCAGCGCGACCCGGCAGGCGCTGAAGGAAAGCCCCTCGCCATCGATCATCGTGAAGGTGGACGGCCTGACGGAGGAGTTCGCCAGCGCCGAGGGCCGCCAGAAGCTGCGCGACGACTACATCGACGCGAGCGACGACGGCAAGCCCTGGTTCATACCCGCCGAGGCGTTCAGCGTGGAGCAGGTCCGGCCGCTGACCATGGCCGACCTGGCCATCCGGGACGACATGGAGCTGGACAAGCGCTCCATTGCCGCGATGATGGGCGTGCCGCCCTTTCTGGTGGGCGTGGGCGATTACAACAAGGAGCAGTACCAGCACTTCATCACGGTCGATGTGATGGCGCTGGCGAAGGAGATCGAGCAAGTGCTCACCCGCGGCCTGCTGTGGTCGCCGGACCTGTACTGGTCCTTCAACCCGCGCAGCCTGTACAACTACAGCATTCCCGACCTGGTCAACGCCGGCAAGGAGCTGGTGGACCGCGCCGCCATGCGGCGCAATGAGCTGCGCGACTGGCTGAGCATGCCGCCGGATCCGGAGATGGACGAAATCTACCTGCTGGAGAACTATCTCCCGGTGAACATGCTGGGCTACCAAAAGAAACTCAAGGACTACATGGCCAAGCTGAACGGCAAGGGGAAAGGAGGTGATGACAATGATGGAACGAACGGGCATGCAGATCCGGACGATTGACACCCACTTCGACGTTCGAGAGGAAGGCAACGAGCGGCGCATCGAGGGCTACTTCGCCGTGTTCGGCAGCAATTACGAGCTGTTCCCGGGCGCGTCTGAATCCGTCGACCCGCACGCCTTCGACGGCGCCCTGGGCGACGACATCCGCTGCCTGGTGGATCACGTCACGCACCTGGTGCTGGGCCGCAACACGGCCGGCACGCTGACGCTGCGGGCGGACGACCATGGCCTGTGGGCCAGCGTCCTGATCAACCCGGACGACAGCGACGCCATGAACGTGTACGCGCGGAACAAGCGCGGCGACGTGACGCAGGGCTCCTTCGGCTTCGACATCCTGGACGAGGAGCAGGAGATCCGCGAGGACGGCTCCGTCCACTGGACGATCAGGAAGGTCAAGCTGTACGAGGTGTCGGTCGTCACCTTCCCCGCCTACAAAGAGACCGGCGTCGCGGCCCGCAAGGCGAGCTTTGACGCCATTCAGAAGCGCCAGGGCGAAGCCTGGCGCGCAAAGATGCTCGACCGGCTCCACAGAGCCGGACAGAACGGAGGTAACAAGAATGCTTAAGCAGCTGATCCTGAATCGCAAGCTGAACGAGAAGCGCGGCCTGCTGGAGCCCCTGATGGCGAAGCGGACCGAGCTGGCCGCGAAGCTGGACGAGATGAAGAAGCGCGAGGCCGAGCTGGAGAGCGACCTGCAGGCGGAAATGCAGGCCGAGGAACAGGCCGAGGCCGAGACCGCTGTGAACGAGTTCGTCGCCGAGATGGACGCCCTGGAGGCAGAGATCTCTGAGAACGACGGCAACATCACCGAGCTGGAGACGGCCATCAATGAGCTGCAGGGCCAGCTCGATGAGCTGAACAACCGGGCCACCGAGCAGGAGCCCGAGACCGCCGGCGCCCCCGCGCCCGCTGAGAACGAAAGGAGCATGAACACCATGTCCAACCTGTACACCCCCGCGCAGCTGCGCGCCCAGGCCCGCCGCGAGTTCATCACCCGCAGCCTGACCGACCACTCCGAGCTGAAGACCTTCGCCGAGAACATGCGCAGCATGATCGGCCAGAAGCGCGCTATCAACGGCGGCCAGCTGACCATCCCCAACGTGATGCTGCCCATGATCCGCGAGATCGTGGAGGAAAACAGCCTGATGCTGCCCCACGTGAACCGTCAGACCGTCGGCGGCGTCGCCCGCCAGGTGATCATGGGCACCGTGCCCGAGGCCATCTGGACCGAGATGTGCGGCAAGCTGAATGAGATCGACCTGACCTTCAACGACACCGAGGTGGACGGCTACAAGGTCGGCGCCTTCGTGGCGATCTGCAACGCCCTCAAGGAGGACAACGACGTCGAGCTGGTCTTCCAGATCATTCACGCCCTGGCCCGCGCTGAGGCCCTGGCCGTGGACAAGGCCATCCTGTACGGCACCGGCACCAAGATGCCTCTGGGCATCGTGACCCGCCTGGCCCAGACCGCGCAGCCTGATGACTATCGCGCCACCGCCCGCCCCTGGGTCGACCTGCACACCAGCAACATCATCAGCATCACCTCCGCCAACAGCGTGGGCCTGAAGCTGTACCAGGCCATCATCGCCGCCTTCGGCAAGGCGAAGAAGAAGTACTCCGCCGGCGGCAAGTTCTGGGCGATGAACGAGACGACCCACATGAAGCTGGTCTCCGAGGCCATGAGCATCAACGCCGCGGGCGCGATCGTGTCCGGCATGAACAACGTGATGCCCATCCTGGGCGGCGACGTGGTGGAGCTGGACTTCATCCCCGACAACGTGATCATCGCCGGCTATGGCATGAACTACCTGGCCGCGGAGCGCGCCGGCCGGCAGGTGGCCCAGTCTGAGCACTATCGCTTCATCGAGGACCAGACCGTGTTCAAGGCGACCGCCCGCTACGACGGCCAGCCCGTCATCGCTGAGTCCTTCGTGGCGATCGCCATCAACGGCGGCACCGTGGACGCCTCTGCTGTGACCTTCGCGGCCGACACCGCGAACGCCTGACGGCGAACAACTGACGGGGAGGGATAACCGTGGCGAGCATTGACAACAATCAGGCCCTGGCGCTCGTGAAGGCGCGCCTGAACCGCACCAGCGGGGACACCTCCCTGGACGACATGCTGACTGCCCGCATCGAGGCGGCCATCGGCGAGCTGGAGTCCATCGGCATCGTGCTGACAGACTCCACCGCCGACCTGATGCTGGTGGTGGACTACACCGTCTGGCAGTACCAGTCCAGGGACAAGGGCACCGGGATGCCCGACTGGCTGAGGCTGAGACGCCGTGAAAGGTGGCTGAACAGATGATCCTGGACACGGGCATTTGCAAGGTCTACCGCAAGACCAACGTCGCCGGGGCCGGGGCGATGCCGGTCTATCAGGACACGCTGATCGCCGAGGGATGGTATGGCGAGCTGAACTTCGAGACCGCGCCGGTCCGGCCCGCGGGCCCGCGTGAGAACGTGCGGACGGACACCCGCGTGCGGATCCTGCAGAACCGGCAGATCAACAACCACGACCGGGTGCTGCTGAGCGCCGAGGACGGCGTGGTCTATGAGGTGACGCGCGCCTACCACGGCACCGATGCCGACAACGGTGAGCCCATCACGGACCTGTCGCTGGAGGTGGTGACGCCATGACGCTGGACGAGATCAAGGCGCTGGTGGTCAGCGTGGACCCCAACGCCGGGCACTACGACAGCGCCCACACCGGCAGCGACGCCTACACCGTATGGCGGGAGCGCCGGCTGCTGGGCGACATGGCCGACGACAGGCACCACGGCGCGCGGAGCTTCGCCATCGACCGGTTCACCAAGACCGAGGGCGACGCCATCGCCTCGGCCCTGGAGGCGGCCCTGGAGGCCACGCCGGCGGTGTGCTTCGCGCACCTGACCGACTACGAGGCGGACACCGGCTACATCCACCACATCTTCGACTGCGAGGCGTATTGACATGGCACGTTTTGAAACGAGCGGCCTGGACGAGCTCCTGACCGACATGCGCAAGCGCCAGCAGCTGACCGGCGACGTCGCGAAGGCGGTGCTGCAGGCAGGGGCTGAGGGCGTGAAGAAGGCCTGGAAGCTGGCAGCCGAGGAGCACGGCCTGAGGGACACCGGCGACATGATTGAGAGCATCGGCTTCGCGCACGAGCCGAAGGGGGCGGGGGACGTCCTCTTCATCGACATTTACCCGCAGGGCAAGGACCACAAGGGCGTCCGCAACGCCCAGAAGGCCTTCGTACTCCACTACGGCACCAGCAAAATGCCGGCCACCTACTGGGTGGACGATGCCGACGCCTACAGCGCCGACTTCGCCGTCCCGGCCATGCAGGCCGTTTGGGATGAGTTCGGCAGGACCGGGCAGGTGCCGCAGGTGGAGCTGACGCCGAACAAGCCCAGCGGCCACGACGGGAAACGGAAATAACGGAGGGATTAATCAATGGCTAAAATCGGCCTGAAGGGACTGACCTACGCGAAGGTCAGCGGGGGCGGCGCGGACAGCGCCATGACCTACACCGGCGGCAAGACGATCCCAGATCTGATGATTGCGGCGAACGTCTCCATCACCCGCGCGAACGCGCAGCAGAGCGCCGACAACCACAAGATCGAGGGCGACAACACGATCACCGCTGTGGACATCGCGCTGGAGCTGGCGCGGCTGCCCGACAGCATGCGGGAGGACCTGCTGGGCTACGAAGCGGACGAGGACGGCACCATGAACGTGGTGGGCGAAGCCGCGCCCTATGTGGGCTTCGGCTACATCACCATGGAAGTCGAGGCCGGCGTGGTCAGTCACGTCGCGTACTGGCATCACAAGATGCAGTTCGGCATGACTGACGACAATGCCCAGACCAAGGGCGAGAACATGCAGTACCAGAGCCACAACCTGAGCGGCTCCGGCATGGCGGTAACCCTGGCACCCGCGGGCAGCGTGAAGTGGTACGCCACGAAGCGGTTCACAACCGAGGCGGAGGCGCGGACCTGGCTGAACAGCAAGGCGGGCATCTCTGCCTGATGACGACACGTGGGCGGGGGCAACCCCGCCCCATAAACAGGGGAGGATTTGACCATGGCAAATGTGACTGTTAACGGCCAGGAGTACGGGCTGCGGTTCGACCTGGACGCTCTGGAGCAGGTGGAGCAGGAATACGGCAGCCTGAAGGGCATGCTGGAGGCCATCGGCGAGGGCAAGGTCGGCCCGGTGCGCAAGGTGTTCGTCATCATGGCGAACTGCCAGAGGGACTTTGAGGGCAAAGAGATGGACGTGACCGAGGCGGCGCTGAAACACGCGCCCATGAGCACGTTCAAAACGGTGGCGGACGCGATCAAGGCCGCTATGAAAGAAGGCATGCACGTGGAGACGACGAACGGCGGCGAGGCCGACGACGACGTCCACGACGGCTACCTGGAAGAGATTGAAGCAAAAAACGGATGAACCGGCGGTCAATGCGCGCGCGGGAGTATTACAGCTGCGCGCTGATCGCCGGGGTGACGTTTTCGGAGGCGCGGCACATGCTGCCGGGCTGGATATTGGACCTTTACAAGCTGCGGGCCGAGTATGACGCCAGGCTGATGGGCGCGAAGATCGCCAGGCGGACGGGTCTGGTATGATGGGGAGGTGACGGGCATGGCGAACGAGATCAAACAGACGATACGGCTGGACGGTGAGCGCGAGTATAACTCCGCATTGCAGGCCGCCCAGCGCAACCTGCGCACCCTGCGGACTGAGCTGAAAGCCGAGACCGCCGAGATGGGCGCGAACGCCACCGCCCAGCAGAAGAACGAGGCCCGGGCCAAGAGCCTGCAGAAGCAAATCAAGGAACAGGAGAAGGTCGTCGAGACCCTCCGCAAGGCCCTGGACGAGGCCAAGAGGGACTACGGCGACAATGAGGACGTGGTCCAGAAGTGGGAGCAGA